GCACGATGAAAAACAAAAACGACAAGCGGGGCAAGTCCCCGGCAAATTTCTACGACAGAATCGCTGAAATGCTCGGTAAGGCGGCTATTCCGCAGACGATCACAGTCGAGGCCGAGGGAGTTTCGCCCGAAACATTCTCGGCAGCAGGAATCACGAAACGCGAACTGTATGCCACCGTCGCAATGGCAAGCCTTGCGCACGCCATCATAACAACCCCACCCGTCGGAGGCGGCAGGCTTCGTTCAGACTGGGCGCGGCGCGTGGCTGCACAGGCCGCAGAGCTGGCCTACCACCTCGACGAAGCGCTCGGCGAGATCGAACGAAACGGCGAACCCGCAAAAGATTCAAGACGATGAAAATTCTGTATTTGCCACTCAAAAAGGAGTGGTACGAAATGATCGAGCGGGGCGATAAGCGCGAAGAGTACCGCGAAAATACCCGTTACTGGAAAACGCGGCTTATCGACACGGTAATATACGACGAGGGGGACGAGGAGACCGAAAGCCCGGTATTTATATTCTTCAAAGACTACGACGCAGTTTGTTTTTCCTACGGCTACACCCGCCGCCGGATGCTATGGGAGTGCAAAGGCGTTGATTTTGGCCGAGGTCGCCCGGAATGGGGTGCACCCGATCACGAAACATTTATCATCAAACTTGGAAACCGCCTGAACGATGAGAGATTACAGTAAAGATTTCGCCGAATGGCGAAAATGGCGCGACGAAAAAGGGTTGCCGCCTATCTACGACAACCCGGCCGACGCGGGTATCGAAACGGATTTCCGGGTCGGGCAGCAGGTGTCGTTCACGAATGAATACGGCGTGCGGTTCGAACCGCACATAATAATGGGATTCTGCAAACCGGAGCTTTCGGGCCGGTGCGTCTACCTCGACTACGACTGCTACTGGTTCCCGACGGAACTCAAATCGTTAAAACCCTACCGGAAATGAAAGACATTCATCATACCTGCCGATGCACCGGGCAACAGTTTACGTTCAAAGAGTGGTGCGCGTGGCTTGATAACCACGAAAAAGCCGGACAGGATAGCGGTAAATTCGTGGCGTTATCGTACAACGGTTTCGATTTCAACATTCACGACGTATGTCTAACGCCTAACAGACCTGTCCGATTATTCAACCACCATTGTATCGTGGAGGTTAAAACGGCGCAGTCGCCGACAGGACGCTGGGATTACGGGCTGGACGTCAACTTGCACAATTCGGGCCATCACGTCGGGGCCGGATTCGTTGATGATGTGCAAAAGGGATACCCAACGGAGGCCGCCGCGATTCTTGCCGCCCTGCTCGATGCCCGCAAATCAGCCGAACGTGAACTGGCGAACTGTTCCGGTCGCTCCCAGTCGAATCTCGACAACGAGGACGACGAAGACGGATTCATCAAAGACAGCACGCTGGCCCGATACATTCGGAACATCATCAAGCAAATCGACGATCAGCGCCGTGCAACGGCGTTCAAACAACTAACCCTATTTTGATTATGACACGACACGTTGAATCGCACATGCAACGAATGTGCGTCGGTTGGTTCCGGCTCCAATACCCCGCCGTCGGCAAACTCCTGTTCGCCGTTCCGAACGGCGGCGCACGGAGCCGCACGGAAGCCGCGATAATGAAAGCGGAGGGCGTAACCGCAGGCGTTACCGACCTTATCCTGTTGCTCGGACGCGGGGGCTTCAACGCCCTATGTATCGAAATGAAAACTACCGACCGACATTCCGCCCTATCGGACGCACAAATCGAATGGCGTTCGCTCGCAATCACGAACGGAAGCAGACACGTCGTCTGCCGAACGTTAGAGGAATTCCAGTCGGAAATACGCTGGTACATGGCACGCCCGGCGAATAACGAACCACGGGACGAAATCACCTGTGCCCGCCCGATAGTTCCGCCGTCCGTCGAAGAGATCGAGCGAGCATTTGGGAAAATCAGACGACACAAAATCAATCATCAACCAACAAAAACCGAGAAACAATGACAACACACAACCCGAAATTCAGAGGGACGCCCGGCCCGTGGCGGGTTGACGGACACGAACACAAAAACGGCGTCGTAGAATATACCATCGTTTCGATTTCCGGCGACGCTGTCGGCTGCGCTCCCGTCGCAGAGGTACTGCGCAATAACCCGCGCCCGATGCCGGAACAACGCATCGAGGCCAACGCCCGACTATTGGCAGCCGCGCCCGACCTGCTCGCCGTGCTCGAATCCCTCGTCGGGATATTTGAACCGCACAAACTGACCCCATATTGGTCTATGCGCGAAACGGTAAATGCAGCGAAAAAGATCATCGGATACATCTACGGAGTGGACGAGCGAAACCGCACAACCAACGAATCGCCCTCAAACGACGCCGAATTCCTCGAATGGCTGTACGTCCGACTGGTCGGCACTCACGGCGAAAATCCCAATACAGACTATATGCAGAACCTTACATCAATAATCGAAAAATTACGGTAGCCATGAAAACAGCTGAAGACCTTAACAGGCTTATCCGCGACGAAATCGCGACTATCGAAGCGCTCCGAAGCGAAGACGAAAAAATATGGTCGGTTCGGGGGGGGGTAACAGAGGCCGATGCAAAACGCAGCAAGAAGATCCGCCGCATGATCGGCGACCACAACAACGAGATCGCCCACTTGCGCCGCCTTATCCGCTTTGTCGAGGCAACCCCGGAAGAGGGTGTGCGAATGATGCTCGACCAACTGCGCGGGCAGGTAGATCGAATCACCGCATCTGCCGACCGCTACAAATTGAAAGAGCAGAAAAAAGAGTATCTGACACGCGCAGGCGCGCAGTTCAAACACACGCAAATCGCCGAACTTGAATTCTTATTACAATGAATAACAAAGCTATTGCCCCGGAAACTACCGTACAGGAACGGTGTGCCATCTGCGGCCGACCGAGGATTTACAAATACGACGGTTATTGTCGTCCCATCTGCGAACGATGCGCCAACGGAGGTGGCAGGACATACGTTCGAAGCGGAGAGAAGATTGGCCGCAACGAACCGTGCCCATGCGGTAGTGGTTTGAAATACAAGAAATGTTGCGGCAAATGAATGCCGCCCTTAATAACTCAAAACCAAAATAAAGATGGACAAAAAACAAACGACCGCGACTTGCCCCAAATGTGGGGAAGAAATTGTGCAGTGCGAAAACTGCGAGAATACGGGCTGCCCCGATTGCGACGGATTTGTAGTTACCCGCGACGACGTGATTCTGTGCCCGGAATGTGCCGCCGCCTGCAAAGAGGATTGCGACAAGATGCGCGCCATCGGTTGCGGCAGTTGCGCCCTTTTCGCTGACGAAGACGACGAGGGGCAGGGTTGGTGCGAACTGCATCAGGAATCCGTGTGCTTCATTGATAAATGCAGCGACCGGATTTCGAAAGGCTGACCGTTGATAAAATCTTAATCGAAGCGTGTATTATTTACACGCTTTTTACATATCTTTGTGCTGGTAACCAATACAGAGTAAACGCATACCGGGCCTATGAAAATTCCGCAAACTATCGAAATGCAGGTCGGCGCGCTCAATACCAGCGAGCACAACCCGCGACAAATCACCGAAGACGATTTCGCCGAACTGGTCAAATCCCTGCTACTGCTGCCGAAAGGCTTGTATTACCGCCCCGTCGTCGTGGACGACCGGAATATCGCCCTTGCCGGAAATATGCGCTTGCGGGCGCTGAAATACATTCACGAACTCGGATTCGACGACCTCGCAGAAATCTTGCGGGCGTCGTATCGGTTCCGGCATTTCGACGAGGCGAAACAATCCGCGCTGCTGAACTACTGGCGCGAATGGCAGA